GTTGCGGCTCAACACCTGGCCGCGCGCGAACGTGGTGCGGACCACGCCGAGCATGACCTTCGTGTCCTCGACCACGCGCCAGAGGACCGGCTGGTCGGACTGAGGCGCACCGACCGGCTTGGCCGGCGGAACCGGGGGCTTCTCTTCGGGCTTACCACCCGCGGCGAACTCGTTCGGGGTCAAGGCGGCATCGGCCACCGACGCGGGCTCGGGTTCTTTGTTCTCGGTACCCTTGTCGGGCGTGCCCTTGGGGGCCTTGGGAATCAGGGCCATGGAAGCTCCTTTGCGCGAATGGTTGGTCGGGCGGGGAAAGAGGTGGGGCGCTGGACTCCAGCGTGTTGTGCTACGTCGCTAACCCGCGACGGGGGTTGCACAGCGGCGAGAGTCCGGCGCCATGGCATAAGCCACAGACGACTGAAATTCGGTCGGTCCACCAGTGGGGGGCAAAGCCCCCCGATGACCGCAAAACCCAACCGAAGTTGGGTGCGCCGTCAAAAGCGGGCGTGGACGGCCAGTGACCAAACCGGCCGAACTCGTAACCGCTGCCATCAGGCGCAACTGCGGTGCTAAACCGGCATGTTCGTATGGGCGAACGCACAAGGCGTCACCACCATGCCGGCGGACCAGAGGGCAGCGACACGACCGCGTGCCCCTACGGCTGCCACAGGCGAGCCCAGGTCCAAACATCGGCCCGAAGGCCGAACCTAAAGCAAGGCAGCCCGTCGGCGCTTTTGCGCCGGTCGTGCCGGGTCTGCCTTGCACAGTAGCCACAATTGCCTCTTCGTGACTGCGGCCGGGCCTACAGGCTTTCGACCACGCAGACGCGCTTGTACCGAGCGGCGTCGCCAGTGGCGGCGTCGGTGCGGCACGGCCAGTCCATGAGGCACTTCCAGATGGACGTGACCATTTCGTTCAGCACGTCGATCGGCGCGCGAATGAACACCTGCACGCGGTCGGCGTTGACCTCGACCCCGTTGGCCGTCAGGCGGGCCGGCTGGAACTCGCCCACTTCGCCGTTCACGCCGGCAGCCGTGATCAGGCCCGACATGTCGTTGAAGTACTCGTACACCGCCTCGGCGCCGATGCAGATCGGACGCTGAATCTCGTCGCCGCTGGCGTTATACATCTCACCGCCGAAGCGCTCGCCTTTGCGACCGCTAACGTAGGTGTTCTGCAGGCCACCGACCACGTTCGACGCGCGCGGCGTCTCGGTGTCGACGAACACCAGACCACCCAGGATCGTCCCGAGCGCAAACTCGGTGAACCAGTAGTGGTCGGGCAAGCTGGTCAGCAGGCGCTGCGCCTCGTCCGTGGCGAACAGCTCGGACTTCGACGTGCTGTTGAAGTGCCAGTGGTAGTAACCGTCGGGCAGCTTGGGCACGTTCTGATCTTCGAGGCGCGCCACCGCGGCCCGATAGAGATCGTACGTGAAGCCCATGTTGGCCCCGGTCACGCTGTCGATGCTGTTCCCGCCACTGGCGCGAACCATGTACGAGGCGTCCATCGACCAGATCGCATCGCGGGCCGAGAGCGTTACCGTCTCGAGCACCGTGAGGGTTCCCGGGCCGGTCTGGTCGCCAGCCGTGGCCGGCGTGTAGCCTACGACCGTCGCGGTGTAGTTGGTCCCGCCGTGGCTGAAGGTGATGGAGAGGGGGTTGTTGCTCGACACGGCCGCGAACTGCACGGGCTCGCCCGCGGGCAGGTCGGGACGACGCGCGGTCGTGAACCCGTTGAGGCGCTGCACCGGGATCGTGCTGGCACCCGAGACGGCGGCACTGGCCACGGTCCAGCCGCTCATGCCTGCGTTATACAGGTTGTCGCGCACCTTGCGGTTCAGCGACTGGGCGGCGTGCAGGCCGAGCTTGTGCAGGTTCTCGGTTAGCAGGTTGACGATGGCGAGCGCGCTGGTGGGCATGTGGGTGTCGGGCGCGCGACCCACATACTCGTGCAGCTGCATGTCCCACTGCTCCTTCGTGTAGTCTTGCGCGTCGGGCGTGTCGCCTGGGACGATCGGCTCGGTCACAGGCTGCATGAGCCCGGTGCCCGTGAAGATGAAGCGGTCGCCGGACTGGCCGGGCTGGCTAATCGACGGCGCCTCACCGCGGAACAGGTTGCGCGGGTACAGGGGGTCGAGGAACTGGCGGACCAGGCTGTTATCCTGGACCAGCTCGCGGGTCGTCGGATCCTGGAGAATGGCGGAGAAATTGAGATCGGGCATTGGTTTCCTCTTTGTGTTGGCAGTTTCGGTTCTTATCGATCAACGACCCGCGCAGTCCCCTTGACTAGCCGAGCCCCGTAGCAAAGCCCCGCACACCCTTGGACCGCATGTGCCGGTGAAACTCGGTCTTGCTCATGCCCATGGCGCCGGCTGAAGTGGAGCCGTTCGTCCGGGCAAGTTGGCCGCTTGCCGCTGCGGGGGTGGGTGCCGGCGTCGACCCAGGGACTTCCCCAGACGTGCCGGTGGTGGCCAGGACTTCGACCTCGTTGAACAGGAGCGGGTGCGTCTTGCGCAAGCCGCTGAAGAACTTGGCCTCGTCCATGAGGGCCTGCTCCTCGGGGCTCTTGCCGGACTGCGCTCGCTCGTACAGCGTGATCGCGTAGTCGACGTCCTTTACCCCGACGTTCATCGCAATGCGGGACAGCTGGGTGCGGGCCGCTTCTGCATCGGCCTGCCGCTTCAGCATGCGGTTTTGCTTGCTGAGCTTGGCGTTTTCTCGCCGCAGCTGCTCCGCCTCGCGCAGAGCGCGGTGGTCCTGGCGGGTCGGCCTGGGCTGCTGCTGCTGCTGATCCGGCTGGCGCGGTTGCGCCTGCTGGCCGCGGGGCGGCTGCTGCCCTTGCCTGCCGTTTCGGGCCGGCGGGGTGGTGGTGGACTGCTGCGTGGTGGTCCGCAAGCTGTCCAAGTGCTGGAGCATCGACTCGTGATTCGCGAAGCCCCGGGCCTGCGCTTCCTTGTCCAACTCGGCCCTGTACGCTGCACGTCCCGCCTTGGTGGCCTGGTCAAGCCGCTCTTTGAAAGCTCGGGTGGGAAGTGTCACGTTCTTGCCTTGTGGAAGGATCGGCGCGGTGCTGGTGCTGTCGCTCGCTGCTGCCGGGGGTGCCGGCAAAATGGGATCGGCTGCTGGAATGACTGCTGGTGTCGGTTGTGCTGGCGTGGGGATTGTCGGATCAGGCATGACTCGCTCCTCGTGGGGCTCTACTCGTCTTGTCGCGGTCTACCGGCTGTATCGTCGCCGTCGTCACGAGTGACGACAGAGGCGGGCTGGAGCACGCGAGTTGCCGAGTCACGTTTGCGCGCAACAGGGACGCCCCCGGTGAATCCGGGGCTGGCGTATGTTGCGCGCGCGTTCATGGGTTGGAATGAAACTGTGTTGCGTGCCCTACGGCCTACAGCGCGTCGGGCGGAAGCAGGGCCGAGGCCTGCTGCGAGAGATCGCTCTTCGAGTACATCGCCGAGCAGTGGGTCACCAGGTCGCCGGCATAGAAGGTCAGGCCGGTGCCGCCGTCCCAGTAGACCTGGCCGCTGGTGAGCACCGCCGTCGGGTCACGCACGATCTGCTTGACGCCGGTGGCGCTGCCGCCGGAGACCGTGGTCGCGATGACCTGGAACAGGCCGTTGTCGGTGGGGGCCTGGGACAGGGTCGCCTTATTGCTGGTGACAGCAAGGGCCACGTCGGTCAACCCGCCGGTCAGCTTGTTGACCTGCGCGATGAGCAGCACCACGGCAGCCGCGAGCGCGGACTGGTCGGCCTGGGTGTAGCTGGCACTCGCGGGGCTGGCGATGCCTGTGGCGGCGATGGCGGCGTTGGGCGCCAGCATGACCGAGGCGAGATCGCCGCGGGGGAGCTTCTTGTTGGCGTCGGCTTGGACTCCAACAATGGCGCTGTTCAGCTTCTGGCGGACGGTGAGGACTGACGTTGTCGTGCTGGCCATGGGTCGTATTCTCCGTGGACGGTGGTTGTGGCGGAGGAGCTACCTGCTACTCGACGCCCTCGCTGCCGCCCCGGGGGGCGACGGGACTTTCGCGCTCGTGAAGCGGCATTGCGGTCGAGGTGGTGTCGTTCTCGGCCGGGGTGCGCCCTTCGGGCGTGCCGTGCTTCTGGTCGTATTCCTTCGTCGTGTTGCGCTCTGCTTCGGACATGGATCTTCTCCTCGCTGGGCCCGCCCCTTAAACCGGCGCGGGACGCTTGTGGGTTGCGGGCTTCGTTTGCTGCTCGAGCAGCGGCCGGGATCGCTTTTTGCCCATTTCGGCCGGGTAGCTATACCCAGCCCCGGTCGGGTGACCGTCGGGAGCGGCGTGCTCCTCTTCGGTGCGAATGTTGCCCCGCTTGCCAGAGAGGGCCAGGGCCCTGCGGCGGCCGGGGGACATGGGCTCTGTCTTGAACGGCATGGCTACTTCCTCCGAGTGGTGGTGCCCTCGACAGGGCGCTCGCGCTGGACGTAGTAGGGCAGCGTCCGCGAAAGGTTTTGCGGCTTGACCGCGATCTTCTTCTTGGCGCCCTGGCCCTCCACCGACACGCCGCTGTCGGGATCGGCTGGCGGGTCCTGGTCGAGCAGGTGCGTAAAGCCGTGCTCGCGCTGAACAAAATGCGGGTCGACCATGGGCAGCGCGCGCGTTCGGTCGACCCGGTTGACCCCAGCCGATGCCGGGTCGGCAAAGCGCTGCGGGTCCTTCAGGTTGCCGGGCATGGGTTAGTGACCCTTCGCGTACGAGCAGGTCCTCGAGCAGACGCAGGTGGCGCCCCGCTCGCAGCCACACTCGCAGCCCGGGCAGCCGCAGACGCAGCCGTTATCGTCGTCGTCGTCGGCCGCCTGCTTTTCCTTTTTGTCGGGGTCGTCCTCGCCCTCGTCCCCTTCACCCTCTTCATCCCCGTCACCAGCGCCGTCGCCCTCTCCGTCGCCGTCACCCTCGCCCGCGCCGTCTTCCTCCTGGCGCACGACCGCGCGGCACCAGCCCACGAAGCCGTCCACGTCCTCCAGGTCGAGCGCCTCGCCCAGCTTGCGGAAGTCCTTTTTGCCCGCCGTCTCGACTGCCCAGTTGGTGAAGGCATGGACGGTCTCGGCGTCCAGCGTCTCTTCCAGCTGCTCGACGCCGGCCTTTGGCTGGTCGTCGCTGCCGGTGCGGAACTCGTCGACGATCTCGTTGATGGTGGGCACCGCCTCGCGGAAGTCGTCGGTTAGCGACTCGACCGTGGGCTCGTCCTCGTCGTCGTCCCCTTCCCCGTCTTCGTCCCCATCCTCGTCGTCGTCCTCGTCGGCACCGTCGGCCCCCGTGTTCTCGCCCTGCCCGTCGTCTCCAGCCTCGGCGTGCTCGGCTTTCTTCTTGCCACCCTGCCCTTCGTCCTCGTCGTCGGCTTCGTCGCCTTCCTCGTCGGCCTCCTCGGCCTTGGACTGTTGCAGTAGCGCCTTCAGTTTGCGGGGCGGTAGTTGGCTGGTCATGGTCGTGTGCCCACCAGTAAGGACCCCGCCCCGGCGTCGTGTCAACATTATTTCGTAATGATTCCGCGAGTTTAGCTACGGCGCCGCTGTGGGTGCGGCTGTGGTTGCGCCTATTTAGGCCGGTTTTTTCGCTACAGGTGTAGCGGCGCGGGTGGCCAGCATTGGCGCGCTGCCCGGCCCGAGGCGCCTGGAAGACCACGACAATCCAGGCCTTCACCCCCGTTCAGGCCGGGCGGCCCTTACAGCGGGATCCGGCGCCCGTTCGAGTACCGCCAGCCGGGCACGCCCCACTCCTTTTTCCAGGCGTGGATGCTCTCGCGCCCGTTGGGCCGGCAGGGCGGCACGGACCATGACTTGCCTACCAGTCCCTCGGGGACCTGCGTCTCGCCCTTGGCGTCGGGGAACGGCGCCGTGGCGGGCATCGTAAAAAGGCCACCCGGTGGCGCCACCTGCCCCATCATCGCAATACTGTCGACGCCAACCCTCGCATCGAGTGGTTGTCCGTCGGGGCTGCAGAACTCGATCCACTGGCTCATTAGGCCCGGGTCCTCCTTGGCCAGCTCGCCGATCCCGTCGGCGTGCGAGCGGTTCACGCCATAGCAAACCTCGGTGCGGGCCACGCGCTCGGCCCGCCACCACTCCTCGCCGATCACGCTGTGCACCCGCTTAACCGCGCCGTCCAACGTCTCGCCGATGGCCATGGACATCCCAAGCTCGTCCTCCATGCGGCCGACCATCTGCGCCCCGTAGCGCTTCATGCTGGTGGCATGCTGGCGCATTAGGGTCACGCGGCCCTTGCCAAGCACGCCGGCAAAGCGCGCAGCCTCCTCGAGCGGCACCACGGGCTCGTGCCCGGTGTAGTGCTTTTCCAGGCGCTTATAATCCCTGACCAGCATATGCAGGCTTTCGACCTGGGCCTCGCGGCTGGCGGCGTTCAGCTCGCCCAGCAGCTGGTCGTCAAGGTAGATCTGCCCGGCCCGCAGCTGGGCAAGGGTCATGCGCAGGTGGTGTGCCGTGAACGTTGTCGAGCCCTTGCCCAGGCGCTCGAGCTTGCGCAACACCTCGGCCGCCGACCGCTCGTACACGGACTTCATGCGCTCGACGGATCCGCGCTCGATGATGCGGTCGAGCGTCTTGCGGTGGCTCGAGACGACCTGCTCGTAGAAGCTGGCCATGGTGCCTCCTTGCCAGCTACCAGCCCGGCAGCGCGTCGCCGCCCGGCCGCAGCCCGGTTAGATCTACCCACTGCCCTTTCCAGTCCCTTTGCCAGGTCGGGCCCGGGCAAGGGTCCTTGCCGGCATGGGGCAGCACCTGCAGCGCCATCAGCCCTTCTTTCCTTCGGCCGCCTGGCGCGCCTTGATGGCCGCCTCTTGTGCCTGCGCCTTGGCCAGCGTGGTCCGCTTGCCGAGCGGTCGCTTCCCGTCGTGTGTCCATAGCTGAGCGGTGCCGTCCTTGAAGTGCTTGATCATGATGGTGGCGGCCAGCGTGTCGCCCGTGGCCTTGCTAACCACGGTGGGCTCGCCCTGGGCCGCGCCGAAGATCGTGGCGATGGCCTCTCGCAAACTCCCAACCTGTCTCTTCCTTTTCGCTTCCAGCGCTCGATAGCCATCGAGAAACGCCGCCACCTCTTCGCACACCTCCATGCGGTCGAGCGGGTGGAGCGCATCAAAGCCCCGAATGAATGCCTGCACGCAAGCGTGCTGCGAGCACTTGCACAGCTCATCGATCTTTTCCGACGCCATGGTGTCAGCTCCTTGCCAGCCTGGCTGGGAACAGCCCCAGCACACGGCGGCTCCAATCGTTGGCCCTGCACCTCTCCGAACCGTCGTAAACGGCAACCGCGGCCGCGAGTGCTTTGCACAGCAGCAGGCACCGGGCCAGGTGCCGGGCCGTTGCTTCGAGGTTCACCCTGGCGTCCAGCAGGTCGGTCAGGGTCAGGCGGGGCGCTGCCGACTTGCCGGGTATGATCTGGCCCAGGCCGACCGCCCCGCTGCGCCGGTTGATGGCGCCCGGTCGGCAGGTGGACTCGGAGCCCACCAGGTCGCCCAGCACCGCCGGCCGCAGCAGGAACCTATGTGCCATCTCGCGGATCAGCGGCGCCCACTCGGCGCCCTTACTGCCGCAGCGCCGGGCCAGCGCCTGGTCGAGAGCATCGGCGCGCGCCAGGCCCGACCAGCACGACGCCGCGCCCACGAGCAGGAGAAAGCGCCAGCTCACCGGAAGCTCCTGCTGGCCGTCTTGAGCGCATCAATCTCGCTGCGCCCGCGCCTGCGCTCGGACCAGAAAACGCGCCGCTGGTGGTGGTTCAGCTTGGTCAGCACGGGCAAGGCGCGCTCGGTAATCTCGACCGCCTTGGCCCGCCGGCCAACTGTACAAGAAACGGCTTTTTGGTGCAGATCCATGACTACTTGCTGCCCTTGCGCCCGGGCATGGGCTCGGGCTGCTCGTCGTGTTCGATCTCGCGCTCGCGATCGTGAACAGCGTCGTGACAGCGAGCGCACAGCGTGTGGATGGCGTCAAGGGTGTCGATGTGCCCCAGCTCGACCCCCTTGCGCAGGTCCTTGCGCCCGCGCGCGCCCTTGTCCTCGGCGATCTCCTTGGGGTGGCCGCTAATGTGGTCCACCGTGATGTTCTTCTTGGGATCGGGGCACTTCACGTTGCTGCAGCGAAAGCCGTCCTTGCGCATGCGGCCCAGCACGAGCGACGGCGGCAAGCCGCCCTTCCCGTCGTTGTCCAGGGTGGCACCGGCCAGGCGGGCCTCGCGCCGCATCTTCTTGAGCGCCAAGCGCTCCTGCCCGGATAGCTTCTTCTCCTTGGGCTTGGGCTGGTCCTTTTGCTTCGACTTGGCATACAGAGCACTGGCTTGGCCCATTGGTAGCTCGTCCTTTCCTGGGAGCGGGGTGCTGCCACCGCCGCCCATGTGATCGGGATCCCGGCGTTCCATGGTCAGCATTGCGCAGAACAACCGCTCACGATCGCCGGTGGCCCGCAGCTCGTCTAGCAGCTGGTCGACCTGGTCCTGCGGCACGGTCAGATCGGTTATGGCCCTGCAGGTCCGGAGAAACAGCTCCTCGTTTGCGTCCTCGGCCATGTCAGCTCCCGGCTAGAAGGTTGGCTGTCTGCACCAGCTTGGTCCACTCTTGGCCCATGCCCCCGGACATGTAGTCCTGGGCCACGCCGGCCATTACACGGGCGATGCGGTCGCGTGCCTCCCCCTTGGCTTTGCTGGCAAGGCGCTGCGCGAGCTGTGCCCCGATGTGCTCGTAGCGGAGTAGCGCCATGGTTTGCTTCAGCTGCTGGGCGAACCCCACGATCGCCGACTGCGCCTGGGCGCTGTTCAGGCCGTGCTGCTCCTGGCGCGTGTGCAGGCCTAGCGCCAGGGTGGCCAGCCGCCCGAAGCGCTCCACCTCGTCGGGGTAGGCCGTTGGCGCCATCCGTGTGATCCCGCGCTCGGAGCCAGGCAACGAAAACATCTTGGGCGGGGTTACCTGCCCGCCCTCGCCCAGGCCGGCACCAGCCGTCTGGTTGAAGTAGGCGGCGACGTGGTGCTGGGCAAGGATCTCGGTCGCCGACTCTTGTAGGTCGGCAAAGGGCCGCTTCGCTTCGTGAAAGCCCTCGTACGTGTTGCCCATTGCCAGGGTAGCCGCGTGAGCAGACTCGTGCAGGAAGACCTGTACACCGGGTGAAGGTAGGCCGTTGCGCATGCCTTCGACAAAGTCCTTGGCCGTCTCCGGACTCATGCAAAGGGTGTTGGTGCTCCAGTTGAAGTCGGCCAAGTGGTGTTTGTTCTCCAGCTCCGCCACCACGATCTTCCCAACGCCCGAGGGCTTGGCGCTGCTCAGCGGTGCCGGCGTGCCGGGCCCCGCGGACTGGTGGATCGCACTGACGAACTCGTTTGCGCTCTTGACCATGGCGTCGTGGTTGCGGGCTATGGCCTCGGCCGGCGTGCCCGACCAGTCGAGTTTATAGAGATTCGTCTCGAACTTGGGGGTGGCGGGCACCGGCAGGCCCTTAGTCGCCTCGTTGCCGTGCCGCTTGTCGTCGCGCTGCATGGCCGCCCGGTGGGCAGCCGTCAACTCGTCGCCCTCCAGCTTGCGGTCGCCCTCGCGCACCTGCTCTGGCTTGACCCAGAAGATCTGGCGGTAGCTTTTGCCCGCCCGGGTAACCTCGCGCTCGACCGGGACCAGGCCCTGCCGGCCCGCGTGCTTTTTGCAGCCGGTGACCAGGTTGTCCAGGGGATCCGCGTAGCCCTTGAACTTCAGGCCCATGCTCGAGACGGCCAGGGCCTCGGCCGTGCCGCAGTGCCGGCACCGGAAGCGATCCCGGCGCATGGCGCCCAGCACCTGCGAGGGTGGCGGGCCTTCGCCCTCCAGCTCGCCTAGGGTGGCCCCTGCGCGCTTGGCCTCGCTTTGTAGCTTGGCCTTGGCTATCGCCTCGAACGACGACCACAGGTGGGGCCGGTTCGGGGCAAAGCTGGGGATCGGCCGGTGGGCTCGAGCATACAGTGCGCTGGCTTGTCCCATGGGTTACTCCTACGCCATCAACTCACACGCAAGCACCGACGCCGCGATTGCCCGCACCGACACGCGCAGCGCCACGTCGCCCGGGCACGCCGCCAGATCGTGGGGCTGGCCGTAAACCCGGCGCGCCCAGTCCGCATTCGCCGCGCACAGGGCCTCGGGGCTGGCCACGTGCTCCAGGTCGGCCAGCTCGGCCCGCACCGCGGGAACGATCGTGGTGCCCAGCATGCCGGCCGTTACCACCTCGTCGATCGTCTGCCGCCACTGGGCCTCCAGCGCGTTCTCGAAGTCGGCATGGCCGAACAGCAGGGCTCCCCACGAGTGGTGTGGCACACACGAGTCCTCTACGAAGTGCAGGCCGTAGCCGGCAGCGCGGCGCCAGTGCTCGGCGTCGTTGGCCAGGGCAAACCGCCGTGCGACCGCAACCCAGAAGGCCGCTCCTATGCCAGCCCGCGGGAAGATGAACTCGGCCACGGGGGCCTGCCCATACTTGGCCGCCGCCTCCTGCATGGGGGTCGTCATCGTGAGGCCTCCCAGCGGTGGCCTGGGCAGGTCGCCGTATGCCACCAGCCGCAGCCCGGCCAGCTTGGCCAGGTCGCCCGCAAGCGTGCCCAGCACGCCTAACGACGGATCGCGCGCCCACTCGTAGCCGGCGCCCTGCACCTCGAAGTGCTCGAACGAGGAAAAGTCATGCTTTCCAACCTGGGTGACCATTGCCCCGTCCACGTTGGCGGCCACCTCGTGCACGCGGTCGGGCATGCCAGCCCACTGAACAAAGTCGTCCACGTGGTCGCTGAGGAACGGCTTGGCAAACGGTGCCATGCCAAAGCCACGGACCAGCCGGATCACGGTCTCTGCATAGCTCAGGTGCGTTGGTGCGTTCATAGGCAAATCCCTTCTTGGTTGCACAGGCGCTCGACAGGGCAGACAAGCGGCCGGGTCGGATCGAACCGGCAGGGCAGCCCGGGCCCGGCGGTGGCGCATGCCGCCGAGGCCAGGGCTACCGCAAGGCACAGGACCTTCACGCCTGGGCGCCTCCAGCCAGGCCGCGCACCTGCACCGAGATCTTGCTTTGGCCGTTGTCGGGCCCCTCTCGGAACTCGGCGACCATGGTGCTAGGGGCCCTGGCCGCCCAGGCCGAGACAACCTTCTTGCAGCCGGCGCAGTAGTGCACCACCGGCATCGAGACGAACTCGCGCGTCTCCCAGTGGTCTTTGTCCCGGTAGACCTTGAACTTGACCGTGCGGATCGTGCCGCCGCCCTCCGTGGCATACTGCAATGCCAGCCGCGGGAACCGGCGCTGGAAGTCCGACGCCGGGTAGAACTGCAGCAGCTGGCCGATCGCCGGTGCCGTTTGGCACTGCTGGCATTTTGCCCCCCGTAGCACGCGGAACCGCCACTCCTCGACCGGGGTGCGCATGCCCCCCATGAACTTCCGCAGGTGCCGCTCTGCCTTAATCTTCGCGTCTCTGCCCATGGTGTGCTCCTAATAGCCGTAGGTTTTCTTCATCACGACCCTGCGCTGGCCAGGCGGCACCGTTCCCATCAGGTCCAGCCCCGGCCGCTTGCGCACGTGAAACACGATCCGGCCGCCGCCCACGTGCTCTTCCACCAGCTCGATGTTCCCCGGCGTAGCGCCCGGGCAGGTTTCGAGGAACAGCTGCAGCAGCGCCCGGCAGTGGGCCGCGCGGTCGTCGGCTAGCTCCTGCGCAACCCTGGCCACGTAGGCCCCCGGGTCACGGCTGGGTAGCTCGACCGGCGCCGTTTCCTGTGGAGCCGGATCACTCGGCCAGCGCCAGGTAATGCCCCGCTTCGACTCGTCCAGCGGCGCGAAAGGGTCGACTATGAACGGCTCCCATGCACCGCCCGGATAGGTTCTGACCAGCACGCCAAGGCCGAGAGGCTCCTGAAGGCCCAGCCGCCCGGGACGATCGCCGCGTCCGTACCACCGCTCGCGGGCGCGACTGGCCGTGTTGAAGGCCCGCAGGCAGCCGAGTATGAACTCGGCCAGGATGAAGTCGGGCGTGTTGCTGGCGTTCTCGGCGCTGCACAAGTTGATGGCGCGCCTAATGCTCGCGCTCAGCTGGTCTTCAGCTGGCTCGGGATAGCTCTCACCCTCGCAGTCCTTCTCGGGCGGCCGGGGGCCGGGCTCGGCTACGGGAACGGAAACGGGTTGTCCTGTGGGATTGGGATCCATGGGTTGCCTCCTATCGGGTTGCGGTTACCAGGTGAGTCCAACTTACCGTGCCCACCCGGGAAACCTGCTGCGCGCTGATGCCGAAAAGCCTGGCCAGCCTAGCCTTCGGCTCGCCATTTGCCTTGCGCCTGATGATCTCCTTGGCCTGCTCTTCCGTGATCTTCGCATTGCCGTGGTCTGCCCCACGCCTGCGAACATACCTGTCCATGCGCTGCCGCTGGCCCGGCGTTGCCAGGTGTAGCCAGTTGGCGCGGCCGACTGCCGCAATGGCCGTCTTGCTAACGCCAAACTCCCGGGCTAGCTCGCGGGTCGTTGCGCCCCCTGCTTTTTTTCGTATGACGTCCATGGCTTGCGCGTTGGTTAGTTTGGCCGTTGCATGCCGTTCGCCACGAGACTGCCGGCCCTTGCTGTTCCGGTCGGCAATGTTGTCGGCGTTTGTTCCTTCGAACAGGTGGTCAACCCGGCCGCAGGCGCGGTTATCGCACCTGTGCAGCGCGCACGGCTCAGGCCACTGACCATGCGCGAGATACCATGCGATCCGGTGAATGCCCTCTTTGTGCCGGGATCCGTCGGACCTGCTGCCGATCTCCATGTCCCCGTACCCGTCGGCGGTGATGTGGCCCGTCCAGATCCAGCACGGCCCCAGCTCGGGCGCATGTGCAGGCACTGGGCCGTTCTTGTCGACCTTCGACCAGAAGCGGTTAGCGATGTGGCTTGCCCGTCTACCGTGTTTTTTCATTCCGCTGGCAACCCTAACGCCTGTCTAACCGTTTGGCCAGGGTATCCGGCCCTGAAGTCCTTGAGCACCCCCAGCTCGTGGTTCGTGGGGTAGCCGCCCAGCACTGCGGCCGCGACCTGGTCGACGTACTCGAGCTTCTCTCGAGCGCCGGTGGGCTCGGCGTACTTTTGCCGCCAATTGCTCTCCGGGTCGAGCCAGCACGCGAAGGCCTCGGCCCAGGCCTCGTCAGGGTGGCGCTGCGGGTACCCGGGCTCGACGTCGCTCATGTAGCGCACGAACGCCGGGTCGAGCGGGTCCTTCAGCTGGGGCAGGGTGTCCGGGTACGGCAGGGTAAAGTCGCCAAAGGTGGCCGTCCAGTCCGGCCGCTTCCACAGCTCGAAGGCATAGTTAACCGAGTGCCCCACCTCGTGCCGTATCGAGCGCTCGACGTTCTCCCACGTGATCGGGTAGCGCGGAAAGGCCGCGTCCCGCAGGTCGTTGGTAGCCAGGAACCACGGAAGGTTGACGGTGGTCGCGCGATCGGCAGCCCAGAAGCCCGAGGGGCCCAGCATGTAGGTCGGCTCGTAGTGCGCGATCCCGGCCGTGACCAGCTGGTCGTGGATGCGGTCTAGGATCTCCTTCAGCCGGCCGGTGGGCACCAGGTTCAGGCTCTCGACCGGGCGGTCCAGCAGGCCGCGGATCGGGCTCTCCTCGAACAGGGGATCCGGCTCACCGTATTGCCTGGCGATCCTGGCCCAGGTGGCCCCGCCGCGCATGATCATAGCCTTGTCGTCAATGAACAGGTCGCAGGACGGCTTGCCGCCCAGGCCGTCGTCGATAGCGTCGAACGTGCCGGGCAGCTCGCGGTCCACGAAGTCCACCATCTGGTGGTAGCGCGCCCACTGCAGGTGCCGCGAGTCGCGCCAGGTCTTGCGGTCGAGCGGCACGATGCCAGCGCGCACCAGGGGGTTCAGCGCCGGGTCGTACAGGTGCGCACGGCTGGCCCGTCCGGACCACAGGAGCAGCACATGCCCGGCCCGCTTGAGCGAGAGCAGGGCCTCGCGGGCCCCGGGCAGGAACTCGAGCGGCGTAACGACGTCGTCATACGAGCGGTCCTGGCTCACCACCGTGCCGTCGAAGTCGACTGCAATGATCACGCCGACACCCAGGCGCCGTTACGAATCCACCCGTGGTATGCCTCGGCACAGGGCAGGATCTGGGCCGGCTTCTTACGACGGCGCCTGGTCATCGCGCTTCGTTAAGCTCGGTCAAGGACTGCGCGGCCAGGTCGGCCCCGGGGGCGGGCTCCTTTTTCAGCTCGTCGATCTCGGCCTGCGGGTTCTCGATGTTGAAGTCGGCCGAGACGTGCCGGACGGCCGTGCCAAGCGTGATCAGCTTGCCCGTGCGGGCCTGCACGGTTGCCGTCACCTTGGCGGTGGTGTCCTGCGGACTGGGCACCGAGAACGGCGGCCACACCAGCTCGATCATGGTGCCGGTCACGTCGCTCAGCTTGCGGTCGACCAGCTGCACGGGCCCGCCATCGGGCTGCGTCTCCACCCTGGGCGGAAGCTGAATCTTGCGCACGATCGTCTTGATTGGCGTGGGCTCGCCGTCCTCGCCGGGCTCGCCGCCCGTTTGGACTGGCGTGGCCAGCATGCGGGCCGCGCGCACCAGCTTCGTCATCAGCGGCACCAGGCCTTTGTCGCCGTACTGCGAGCGCATCACCGAGGCCTTGGCGTGCATGCTGGCGGTGCGCTTATAGATCTCGGCCGCGGTGACCGGCCTGCCCGAGTGGGCCTCCTGGTCGGCCAGCACGCATTCGGCCGTGCGCAGGGCCCGGGCCTCCAGCCGCTCGGACTCGTCCGCTGCCATCTTGGACGCTGTGCCGGTGGTCTCGGCGAACTTCAGGTCGCCGCCCTTCTCGACCTTGATCGCTTCCTTGCTGCCGATCGGGATCTCGTTGACATTGCCGTCGCTCGAGAGCACGGGGGTCGGGTCGGCGTTCCGCATGGTGCCGCCATGGTTGGCGCTGTCCAGCTCGCCTATGCGGTCGAAGTAGTCGTAGCAGCCCAGGCAGTCGGGGTCGCCGTCCAGGTCGTCGCCCACGGGCAGGTTCTGCACCAGCTGCACGGGCACGAAGCCAAAGCCGTGTTTCTTGCTCTCTTGCACGGTGGCCGGGTCGTCCCACTTGGGCTCGGTCATGCCGTCGCCCACGGGTAGCGGCTTCCACAGGATGTCCGTTTCACGGTCGATGCGGCGGCGGTGCCAGTAATACACGTCCTCCCAGGCGCCCGTTTCTTTGTTCTGCTCTTCCCGCGGGTAGTAGAAGCGCTCGTCCAGCGAGATCAGCGACGTAGGGTCGGCGGGGTCCTGCTCGACCGTGCACCAGCGCGCGTCGAAGCACTCGAACACCACGCGGCCGGCAATGACCTTGAAGCCGAAGATCGCGGTGCCCATGCCACCGCCTTTGTTGCGAACCTCCACCATCTTCGCCCACAGGCCGTAGGTCTTCGAGACGGCCTGCACCCAGTCCTCGGTGTCGCGGTCGCCGGCTACCTTCCAGATCGGGGCCTGCGCCTCGGAGAACAGCAGCGACGTGAACCGGCTCACGATCGTGTGGCCCAGGTGGCAGGGCAC